ACCTCTAGGCAACAGAATCTCGCTCTCCATATCATTATCGGTGACATATATGCTAGAGCCTTGACGGACATTTACAATCGTTTTAACAGGCCTATCGGTAAAAGCGTTCCGCATTTCAGAATAGCTAGTTGATGTATATCCTTTGTTGCGAAATTCTAGGCCACCATCAGCCATTTTTTCAACTAATGACCCTATATCTCCGTCTTGTATTCCGTTTTGTTTAGCCACCTGTGAAAGCATACCTACAGAGTCGTACCGTAACAACTTCATGTTTTTAGGTGCTCTGTTCTTAGAAATTACACTATCTAGAGCCTCGACAGTTTTCTTGTCACGCTCAGATAGCGCACTCTTACCGCCCACTCTAAGATTATCGTTAATATTAAAGCTGTTGGTTGTCTGGATATACCCCTTTGGAGAGCCAGGTGGATTTGAATAGATACGGGATCGATCCCTATCTGTTATCCTACCGGCCTTTTCCTTGAGCCCCTTAACTTCACCGGGTTTAATAGGTTCAAAATTGCGCTCGTTCTTCTTGTCAGCCCACTCTTGATAGGTCATGTTCTCAATAATCTCGCCGGTCTCGTTGTCTCGTCTGGCCGTTGGCTTGATGCCATCGACAATAGTGACAGCCGTACAGCGACAATTACAATCCTCAGATGGTTGGCCAAACATACAAGGCATTTTGGCCTCCATCCCCGATGAGTTTTTGAAGTTATCATCGACAGCCACGATCTGGCCATCAAGAAATTGGTGTGTGTGGCGAGTGCGCCGGTCTAGGCTAGATACCCACTGTTTCATGACATCTATTCCCATTTCCTTGGCTTCGCTCATTGCCTTGGCCTTACCTATCGAGTGCATTCGTCCGGCCTCTGTCCGAGCAATTCTAAGGGCTTTACGATAGTCGGCCTCACCAACTCCGGCAATCTGGCGAGCTATCTTTTGGTAGCTATGGCCTTGAATAATGCCGGCTGTGACCGCTGTCTGGGCTTGTTTGGCCATCCGTTCCCTATTCCGATACAAACGCTCAGAGAGTCGCTTACCGGCCACAGGAGCCTTTACAGAGGCCTCTATGAACTCTTTATTCACCATCGGGAAGTCTAGCTCTTCTCCGGTTTGGCCCTCCATGTCGTAAAAACTGCCATTGTAGCCTTTAACTAGTTGGTCCTCCTTGTACTTGGAGATTGTCTCTTTAACCTCTGGATATTTCTCCCGAATAATGTCGACCATCTCATCGTGCAAGTGGGCTAGAGCCTTTGTTTGTTGCTGCTTCCAATACGGCTGATCTCCGACATCCTCCAAGTGGTCGGCCACTTTAGCCTGGATGTCCTTGATAATGGAGCGGTAGGTGCTATATAGCTCTTCATTGACCCTCTTATCATCGAGGGCCCTCAGAGCCTCCATCTCTTCCTGTCTCCGGTTCAACTTCACCATTTACGCCCTCTCCCCCCTCTTGAGATGAGAAGTCCTCATCCTCTGTGTTGGCTAGTACCTCATCAAAATCGAGCTCTAGAGCCTCACAGACGGCCTTGAGGAATGACTCCTGGTCAATGTAAGGCTGAACCATTACAAGGGCTTGGACAAGCGTTTGTTTGGTCTGTGCCTCAATCTGTGCCTTGGTTGCGTCATCTTGCTCATTGATGAGTGTCGAGCGGATAAATTCTACTTCGATGTCAGCCAGGCTGTATCGTTTACCCTTGCGGCGCTCGATGTCATTCAAAATCATGGTCAGACACCATTTCACCATAGACATCAATCGAGGCTCTAGCTTGTTACATTTGAGGTCTAGCAAGCTGTAACGTGACTTGATGACCACATTGGTAATATTGCCATCTCCAGACTGACTTGAGTCAAAGCCCATCCCAAACTTATAGATGGCTTCCTTGTCGATTTGGAGCTTGGCTTTCCGTGCCTCATAAGGGATTTGATAGGTCTTGACATCGACCGAGCCACCACCGCTAGGCGTACCAACGTTGACAGCCCCTCGGCTCCTAATGTTCTGGCGCAAGACATCAATCGACTCGCCATTATAGCCAGAAACCACGAATATTGGCTTGTCATAGTCCTCCAGGTTGTTAGACAGGAAGCAAGCCATGCGGTCGTAATCGTCAATTAAGTCCTTGATAGGCACTAAATCGGATGTCTCAGTCCGGTTATTGGCCAATCGGTAGAATGGGATAGCGCCATAATCTCGGGCCAAAATCTCGCCGTCGCCCTCACGAATAGCTATTACATGAGGGCGTGGATTTAACTCCTTGCTTTCGTCCGGTTTGGTTTTGTAGGAGCCCTCCTTGATGAAGTAGCGGACATCCTTGTCGGTGTAAATCTCGGTGTAGATTACCTCAATGGTCCGGTTATTTTTGGATGTTACCTTACGGCTATATTGTCGCAAGATACCAACCTCTCGGTACTCATTATCAAAAATCGTGTAAGTGTCAAGCATGTCAGAGGTCCGGAACTTGATTAAATCATCGGCTGTACTCCGGATATAAGCATATTCAAGGCCTTTGATAGCCGCACCCTCAACAATCTCATTGAGAAAGAGGTTAAAGTCCTCATCCAGGTACTCGTCCAGGTATGCCTTTAGCTCCTCGTTTTCGGTGGTGAAGCTCATTCCCTCGGACAGCATGAATTGGACCTTTTGGTCCACTAACTCAGTAAAGAAAGCATGGCTAATTTTGATGTTTGTAGCCGTCTTGTCCTCTACTAGGTTCTCGTGCTCGTCAAAATATAATATGCGGTTGCTTATGATGTCGTGCTTGGCGTTGTAATAACGCTCGGCCGTCCTAGCAAACTCTCGCTTGTCTGTCGTTTTTTGGTTGTTGACAAACTTCTCGATAGCCTCAGCAGCCACCGCTAAGTTGTCGCTTAATAGCTGTTGCCATAGCTCCATCAGTTAAATCCTCCTATCCGGATAGTCTTATCAGTATAGACGCCATATCTGACAGCGTCCTGTGTGTCATCATTCTCTTTAAGCGGTGCGTCACCGGTCTTGTTCCATACATACTGGCCTATTTCAGTGATGTAGACCTGGCATGTGTCGGACACCAGGAACATCCCAAGCTTGATAAGCGTCCCGACCTCTGAGATACCAGGGATAACAGCCTTGTCGGCGTTCCTAGCGTTCAGTCTGGCATTATAGAACGCATCAACATACTCTGGCCGGGCCGAGTCGCAATAAAACGGTATTCTTCTACCGTATCTTTCAGCTATCTCCCTGGCCAAATCTATCCACTGGTTGATGTGCCAATGTTTATGGACATGCTCCTCGATCAGATAATGTTTATAGAACTTGAAGCCTTCGACCTCGATGAAATCATCCATGTCGATACCGATGACGGAGATAACCCCATTATGTTCAAAACCCCAGTCAACGCCACAAACGATTTTAAGCGTGTCAATTTTCGGAATTTTTTCTCTCGGTATTACATGTTTATTGTGGTCAAAGTCTTTGTATATAGCACCCTCGCCGATTGTCCACCGTCCATAGATGGCTCTCTCGGTCATCGTTCCGCTTGGCGTGGTTGCTATGAGGTTGTCGATGTAGCGCTTGGTGAGAAAGTTGTTATCCAACACAGTAAAATGGTTGGCCACAATGTTCTCGCCGTCCGCCTTGTCGATGTAATCAACCTTGAGCCAGTGTTTCGGGTGGTCCGGGTTGGTATCACACAATATTCTGGCTCCATCACCAGAACAGCGGTTGATAATCTCCCCGAATACCTCTTTATTGGCCAGGGAGGCCTCGTTGATGTATGCACCGAATGAGGTCATACCACGAATAGCACCAAGCCCCGAAATCGAGGCTGTAAAGGTCGTTACAACATAGACCCCGAAAAGGAAAAAGTTGTTTGATTTGTCAAACTTGAATGTCAGACCGTACTTGTTTTCAAGCTCATTAAGGATGTTGGTCTTGAGTGTGCTAGATGAGTAAGCGGCCAAGATATAAATAGGCTTAGCAATGCCTAGCTCATCGGCTTTTTTGCGTACTCTCCGGAGCTCCATGAGGAATAAATCATTATTCAGTACCGTCTTA